GCCGCTTTCATCATGGCGTCAACCTCGTTGCCAATCTCAAAGCAATTATGACGCTTCAAATGCTCTCGATGCTGGGATCGACTTGTAATCATCTCGCCCGTGATCTGCGAACGATAAGGCTGAATATCTGGCGTGACATACGCTGACGCAGATGTAGACGGGCCATTCCATTCCGACTCAGGAATCAGTTTATGCGTCACAGGGTCTTGAATCCAACGATGCCGAGTCATTACGGACGTTCCTCCCATGAAATTGATGTATAAGCCATATTTCCTCACATAAGCAATAGCACTTCTTCGTCGTCAATCTCTGCGCGAATCCGTTCGGCTTGTTCAATCAATGCCTCGATGATCTTGGCTTTTGCCTCAAACGGAGGGACGGGGATAGATTCAACCAGAACAGGGCGCTTAGGCTCTGGCGCGGCCTTGACTTCTTCGATCTGCTCTTGAATTTCCTCAAGCTGATCTTCCAACGCCTCAATCTTGCGCTTTGACTGCTCTGCGGCTTTGAGCCATTGCTTCGCAAAGTATCCATCATGCGTGTCTGCGTTTTGATCCGCAGGACCGATGAGCGAAGCGGCCACACCCGCGATTGTGTATTGACCGAAGTCGCCCGCCAGGCTATAGGCAATAGCGCCCGTCGCGGTCAGAGCGGCATCGCTACCGTTTAGCGTGTATTCGCCAAAGTCGCCAGCCAGCAAGCGGGCAACCTTCAGCGATGCGTCTTGTCCTGTGCCAGCATACGAACCATACTCGCCAGCCTCAGAGAATCCACGCGGAAGCAAAGCATCGCCACCACTCAGCGAGTACACGCCAGCGTCAGCAACGATTGACCGCGCAGAACTTGCTGGCGTGTAGGTTAGCGCAGCATCAACGCCCGTCAGCAAATAGTCGCCAACATCTGCGGACAGTGCGTAACCTGTAGCGCCGCCACCCGACCCCATGTCGAAATGCACGCGGCGCTGCACGGGGCGGAATATCTGCCACGGGTTGCGACTGATCTCCTTTATTTCAGCAGGCGATAGCGCACGATTCCAGTACAGGCCAAGCACTTGCATTTGCCCTGATGAGGCAAATGCGTCAGATCCTCTATTTGTGCCGCCAAGGCTGATATTGTTCAGCGTGCTGATCGACCCGCTTGCAGCCGTGTTCGCATTTCCTTCAGTAAAGTCGTCTCCGTTACGGTAGACCTTCAGCGCAGTCGTTCCGTCATATCGAGCACACCACACCTCGATCTGATCGTATTGCGTGTCATTGCCCGACCCGAGGGTTTCGGCGGTTGTGATTCCGCCGCCCGACACCGTTCTGATAAGCGCACGCGGCCGACTTGTACCGGCTGATCCGGCCTGAAAGATGAAACACTGATCACCTGCGCCGCTGTTGCCTATAGCCGCAACGTGCGATCCGCCTGTCAGCCAGTTGCCAACGAACAGAAGCGTCGCGCCACTTCCGAACGATGGCACATTCTTGAATGCAAGAGAAGACCCGGTGCCAAGCAGCGCAAGTCCGCCGCTTGTTTGCTTGAATGCAGCCGCTCCAACCGCCTGAAAATTCTTTGCAGTAGGGTTGATGTATCCCACCAATCCGCGCGACAGTGGCGCGGACTGGTCGATGTCAGCCGCACCATACGGCTGAACAAGCCTTTTGCTTGGAAGGATCAGATGTGCCATGCGTCAAGCCGAGTTGCCGACGTAGGTCGTATAGTTCACTGCATGACCTGATGCTGCCAAGGCAGCTCCGCTGTCATTCTTGATGATGACGCGCATGTAGGGCGGCACAAATCCGAGCGCAGACACCACGCTGAAGGCGGTGCGCTGCAATGTGGAGTTGCTGTTGAGCGGAACTGAACCAAGCGGGCGCAGGTTCGGCTCATCCGTCGTCATGGTTGAGCTTTCCGGGCCTGTGCTGTAGTTCGTTCCGTCCATGCTCACCTTCGCATAGACAAGAAGCTGCCTGTTGCCAGAAACCGTGCCCGGCGTGGCCTCCACCTCGACAACAACATCAAGCGGGTCAACTGCCGACACGTTGATGTCGCCAGCACTCACAAATGTTGCTGAACCAAGGTTGTTCAGGGCAGAGTTGGTAAGCAGCGTCCGTGCGCCCGCTTGAACGGTTAGAGTTGCCATTTACAGACCTTCCATTGCAGCGACGATTTCCTGAACTCCGACGGGAGCAGGCACAACGGCCAAAGCCTTCAATTTGTCAGCCTGCTCGGCAGTCATCGCGCCACCTGCTGCCAGTGAGTCGATCAGTTGCCGCGTTGCCTGCGAACCAAAGTCCAGTTCAGCACGCTCCAACAGCACCCAGCCCCAGCGAACAGCAGGATTGGTGGACCGCAGTGAATCGAGCACGTCGAGCACCGCAGGGCCGTCAACCACGCCCAGAGTCTCGATCACAGCCCCGATACCACCAAGACGTGACACAACGGCAGTGCGATCCTGAGAAACGGCTTCCGCGATTGCGCCGTGCTCGCGGCTTGCCAGCAACTCGGGCGAGCACTTGGCTTTGATTTCATTGAGTAGTGTCATCATGCCACCTGAATCACACCATTGGTGCCGTCAAGATCAACAGTGAACGTATCGCCGTTCGTGCCATTAAGAGTGATGGACGAGCCATAATCCCAATATCCGATGCACTGGTTCGTCGTCTTGTTCACCAGCATGACATAACGAAATGGGCCGATGCCAGCACCGGATGCGGTCCAAACAGCAGGGTCAGCAATGACCAGCTTGTAAACGCCGCCAGTCTCTGTGCTAGTCGTGGTTGCCACGTTCGCGCCGCCAGCCGTGTAACCGCCACCAGTAGCTAGGTCAGACGTGCCAGCCGTAAACGCAAGGCTTGGCGCTGTGTTTGTCAAAGCAATAGCCCATTGATCCGTTCCGCAGTTGATGCCCTCAAGCAGGGCTTCGCGGCTGCCTGCTACTTTGGTGTAAATCGCCATGTCGCTTCCTTTGATTAGATGCCAGCCACACGCCCATCAGCCTCTCGCTGAATCTCGCGCACTTGTCCGTTGATTTCCACGCCGATGGCTCGACCGTCAGGGCCTCGAATGATTCGGCGCGGCGTCTCCATGATCGTCCTGATTTCACCAATCGCAGTTTCCGCTGCTTGGCGATTCATTTCAAGCGCATCATTCAAACGCTCTGCCAAGTTCTCGACAAGCTCTGCCAATTCTCCGCTAATTTCCTCTGTTCGCTTGCCAGTTTCTGACTCAATCGCGCCATTGGACGACATTTGAGCAATTGCCAGCTTGGTTTGAGCGTCTAGGTCAGCCTTATATTGAGAGCGCGCTGTTTCTGCCTCTTGTTTCATTTGCTCAAGCTGGATGGCTGTCTGAGCCTTGAATTGCTCAATCTGTTGAGCGCCTTGCAGCTTGACCTGCTCGATCTGGCCTTGCATTTGGAGTTTCGCTTGCTCCATCTGCATGCGCCCTTGCTCTACTTGCATCTGGGCCTGAGCCTTCATGGCCTCTGGGTCGGGCTGCTGTTGCTGAGGCTCTTGCGGGGCGGAAAGCTTCGCCATTGCCGTATCGAACGCAGCTTCAAGCGGGCGGGAAGCACGGAAAGCACGCACACCAAACAACAGCATTTCAGCCAACAGCGGAGCCAATGCCGGGGCTTGCTGCGCGGCTGGCATGGCCTGCTGAAGGAACCCGCCAGCGGCTTGCAGGAATTCAAGACGGTTCGTCTTTTCGCCTTGCTCGTCAATTTCAACCAGCGAATCAGCGGCCACCTCAATGCGGAAGTTTCGGGCTGGCTCTGTCTTGAGCAACTGCATAGCAGGCTCGACATACTGTGCATCTTGCGTGCCCATGATGCCGCTCATCTCAACCAATTGCTCGGGAGAGTAGAGATCGGCCATCAACTGGCCCTTGATCTTCAGCAGCTCTGTAGCGAACAGAGCGACATTGCGCTGCATGTCACGCAGACGCAGCGAGGCAAACTGACTCTTGATCTGCTGCGCCGTAGCCGTCTCCGAAGCCATCGAAGCGCCACGGATGATGTCAGACAGGCCCGTCACCTCATAGATCACCTGCTTGGCCTGCTCTCGGGCCGCATAGCATTGCTGCAAAGCGCCGACGACAGAATCAAGCGGAAGGAAATCAACGGTTCCCTTGATGCCGCCCTTCTCAGAGAACGCAGCCCATGTGTCGACAGGGATAAGCGTGTTGTCCACCCCTTCGTTCATCATGCGCTGAATGCTTGCTTGGCTTGCGTCGTATACGCCGACCACCTTAAGCGCCTTGACCAGCATGTTGATGCGCTGAGTCAGCAGGTCGATTTCCTCGGCCTGGTCTTGATACAGTGCGTAATCAGGGATTGGGACCAGAGTGTCCGTGGTCTGCGTGGCGTACAGCGGCTTCGGGCAAGGCCAAAACGAATCCAGACCGTATGGATCATCAATCTGGTCTAGCGCCTCTTGGCTTCCCTCAGCAACCCAGCACACCTTCTGCGTTGACTTGTCCCAAATCTCCCAGACTTGGGCCTTCTTCAAGTGCGAAACGTCCTCGCCGTTCTTGACCATCTCATCAAGCCCAATCGGCTCATGAGTCAGCGGCACATTCTCGAAGCGATCACCAAAACGCTCTAGGCCATCACGACGCGTCATGTACACACGGCGGGCAACCCATGTGACTTCTTCCCATGTGCGGGCAGGAGAGCAGCGGAAGTCCTCCCAATACACCGTGTCCACACAGGTAAACGACTGAGGCATTGGAGTTCCGTCAGCCTGGATCACATCCTTGGTTTCAAAGCGGACCCATGCAACACCACGCCCAGGCAGCAGACGATCCATGATGGCCGAGCGCATGGCATGGTCAAAGTCGCGGTAGTTGTCAAGCTCGTACTGAAGCGCACGCTCCAGAATTTGCGAGGCCGTGCGCCCAACCGGGTCTTGATCCTTATGGCGTCGCTCGACTTGGGCTTGCGGGGTCTTGCCATACATCGACGGGAATAGCGTCTGAATGTTGGCCCACAGGATGTTATATCGCTTGGCTGTGTCGCTATAGCCCTGACGATCATCGCGGTAACGGCGGATGATCTTCTTCCCGCGTTTTACCCACTTCTCGTCCTCTTTCTTTGCCATGCGCAGCTCTTGGAGCCAGCGTTCAGCAACTTGAGTCGGGTTGTATTCTTTGTCGTCAGCCATCAATACCTCTCATTGCGCCGCGATGTATCCGCCCATAGATCATCAAGCGGGGCCGTGATAATGCGGCCATTATGCCCGGTTACGGGGAAAACTGGTGGCTTTTCTGCTTGTTTTACGGGCAATTCCTCCATAACCTGCGCACCATAGCAGAAAGCGTCGGAAGGATGGGAGGCCCAATTGTGCAGAGGCTCCCGGGAGAACACGCCTAAATCCTCGTTGTAGGCGTATTCCCAAGCCGTCAAGCCATCTAGCCCAGCCTCACACTCAACCGAGTTGATCTCACATCTCGGCAGCACAGTGCGGGCTGCGCTGATCTGGTCGATCTTCTTGGACTGAGGCACGATGGCGCATTTGTCTGCACCAAAGGCTGAAACGAACCGGTCGATGGTCGTGTGCTTAGACTGGAACGTCTTAGCCCTTGCGTCATGAGGCAACCAGATTTTGCCGAGCTTGCGGGCAGCGCCTAGCTCGATGATCTTGTTCCTGATGCGGGGAATCCAGTCATCTGCGTCTAACCCGTTGTCACCGTCATAGGCCAACACCCGGAAACCGCCCAGCGTTCTCTGCCAATACCAGAACGACGCAGTATCTCGGAAGCCCAAGTCACAGCTAACCTCAATGCCAGCGCCATCGGGATCAAACACCACATCAGGCGTAGCGCGTCCTTCACGGATAGCCTGGTTGACCCATCGAGCCAGGATTGCGCCTTGTGTTGCACCGTATGCGCCGTTCCAGATGTGTTCAGCCTTGTCTGCATCGCGCTCGAAGTCTTCGAGCATTTCGCGCCGCAACTCTTCAGGGAACCAAGGGTTTTGATTCCAGTTAACCTGAATCACAATCGCGCTCTCTGGCGGCCTGCCCTTGCGGAAGAATGTGTCAACCGCGTCGGTCTTGAACCTGGGGTTCCAGGTGAATATCAACTCAGACCCCGGCATCCGAATGGTAGGACGAAGCAGGTCTAGCGAGTATTGGCTGAGCGTTTGAGCTTCTTCAACCCATGCACGCTTATAGCCTTCCAGCGATTTGATGGAGTCAGCCGTGTGGTTCTGCAAGCCCTGAAATGTGATGATGCCCTTACCTCGCTTGCTGCGGATTTTGGCATCCAGCACCTCGAAATAGTCGCCAGCGTTCAGCTTCTCAATCTTTCCTTCCAGCAGCCGCTTGACAGACTGGTCAAGTGATTTCTGAATCTCACGCACACACACCGTGGATTCATCAGGATTGAGGATGTGTTCCTCGATGATGTACTCGCCCACGAAATGCGATTTGCCCGATCCTCGGCCACCGTAAATGGCTTTGTATCGGGCAGGCTGGAATAACGGAACAGCCCAGCGGGGCGTCGCTATTTCAAGAACGCCCATTGGGGTCCACGATCACGCGGCGAACTTGCTGGACTTGGAGCGGCGCGCCGTCAATGCCTGAGACTTCCTGACGCGACAGCTTAGGTGCAGCGAACTCTGCCAGCTTTGCCATAAGGTCTAGGGCTTTGCCTGGGTCAGGCTTCACCTCGCTCTCCGGGTCGCCATCTGCAACAGCAGAAAGCCATCTACCGACGTTCCCCGCATTGTCCTCTAGCAGCCTACGGACAGTCTCACGAAACTCCGTTGTGGCCTTATTAGGCACGCCCTTGGGTCTTCCGTTTGGATTGTTAGTATGGCCTTTACGGATTTGCTTCGGCTTGTTGTTTTCAGACACTTTCACTCCTATGAGGTTTGCTCACATGTGTCAAGTGTAATTCATCACTTCACGATGCGGTAGGCGACAACCGCGCCTCACCATACAACGCCCCATAAGCCACCAGATCATGAATGCTGTCCTCATGCGGGGCGTATGTGGTGTTGTCTCGCACCATCTTAAGCAAAGCCATGAGAAGCCACCCGTTAGCCTCGGACAGTTTTTGCCCGGTGATGGCATTGAACGCGGCTACCGCTTTTCCCATGCTTCGCTCACCTTCGGGTGAGTCGTACTGCTTTGCACGTTCATCCATGATGTCGGATGCGCGTTTGAGGATTTCGGGGGCTTTCATGATTTGCTCCTGTGTTGAGTTGGTTGATAGCCCCCGCTCTTACCCGGCGGGGAATTAGGTTGATGGCAACCGGGTGGTCCCAATCCGACGCCGACCTTCTGGGCTGTTAGCCCAGCGTCATCACGCTTAACCATCATCTCAGCAACTGGCCGCCCCTCAAAAGCAGGACGCGGCTCGGGCGTCAGCGCAGTTGCTGAGATGATAGTCCCGGCTCCCACACAATACGCACGCCGGGGATGCGCTCAACTCTGACCGTCATCGCGACGTTTCCACCCGGAGGGCTAGGTGGTGTCAGGTGTGGGTTGGCTCATTATATCACTTTGCGATCATCCAAACACGACCACGGCCATCAGGGCAGCGAGAGGATTGTGTGATGGTGTATGGCATGTTGCGAGCCTCCAGCCATTTTCTCAGCGTTTGAGCAATGCGGCCCGCCTCCTTTGGCTCACACACCAAAGCTGAACCAGGCTTGAGCTTTGAGAACACTGCATCATACTTGCTTGCTCGAACACGGGCCACATGCAGCGGGCAATCATGCTCAATCTTGAGCAAATCAGGCTCAATGCCTTGAACAGTATGGTTCACAACCTTGCGAGGCTGCTTGTTTGCGAGGTGAAAGACGGAAGGGACTGCGCTCATAGGATGCTCCAAATGATGGTGAAGATTGTTGCGACAATGCCAAGGCTGATAACGACCGGCTGCCAAGGCTGTTTATGGCTCCTGCCTTGCGGAAGATCGTAGTACTCGACAAAACGTGTCTGCATGTCGTCAGTGCTGGGGTGGGGTAGTGGGTGCTCGTGCAGTGGGGTTTCTGGGATCATTTTGCTTCTCGCTTTGCTGCGCAGTTTGGGCATTCCATCAGGCCGGTGCGTTTGTTTTTGCGGAACCCGCCAGGCAGCCGCCATGTGTCGCAGGTCATGCAGTGCTTGGTCACGCCACCTGGGCCGAGTGGTGTGTCGGTTTGGTTGGTTCCGTTGTGGTTGGTTGGTCGGCGTAGAGTGGTCATTACTTCACCAGAACGTCAAAGTAGGCAAGGGCCAAAGCAGTGAGCACACCAGCCAGAACGACGACTGACAAGCCGTCAACAATGATCTGCGTCCAGTTGATGTATTTCCACCCTGCGCGAGCTTGTTTTGCGTCGCATCCAAAAGCCTCGATTGTGGTGCGAGGGTAGCGGTATGTGTATTGGTCTTTCATTGCGTTACCTCCGCCTCATCTGCCGCCGTCAGCAAAGCGGCAGCGAGTTCGCGTGCAAGCGTTGGCGTCAATTGGTGAGCGAACGTAAACTGCCTGCAAATTGTGCCGAGCGAGACAATCGGCTTTCCAAGGTGCTGCCATGCACGGACATTGAGCTCATCACCTGCGTCATTGGTTGATGTGTATACGGTCTTCATTCTGCTGCCTCTGCTTTCGCAAGGTTGTGGGCGTGTGATGCTGCGTGCAGTTGCACCAGTGCGGTTCGGACTTCATCGCCAGCGGGCGACGCAATCAGCTTTGCAAGCAGGCGAACGAATCGTTCGCTGTCGAGGTGCTCACGAATCACATCCTCAAACACGCACGCGCTTTCGGCAGGGTATCCGTTGATGATGCGAGCCACCGGATATTCTTCATCCCACGAGTTTGCAGAGCAAAGTGTCACATACATGCCCTGCTCAATTTCTGCCCACTTCTTGTCGGTCAGATTGTCGATGTACTCGTCTCGTTTGTCTGCTTCCTCAAGCTCTTTGAGGTAACGGCGCAGGTCGGATTCTACTGGATCAAGCATTTTTCTCTCCGTTGTTGATGTGTTGATTGTGCCGGTGATGTTGGTGGTGCGCAATCAAAGACCATGCGGGGTGGTGGGGATTAGTGCCTCGTCGATTCTTGTTCAGCCACATCCACCGCCAGAGAAAAATCATCCAGCTCATCCGCCAAGTCTTTGAGATCCACAGCCAGCGCATGAGACACCGGGCACCCTTGGCGTGCGTAGTCGATTGACTGGGCGACTTCGCGCAGCATGAGGGTGAGGCGGGCTAGGGATTCATTGAGCACGGCACCCCCCACACTTCGGGTCAACCTTGCCTAGTTCCGTCTTGCGGTACTGGCATTCCTTGGTCATCTCGTCGGGGATTGACACCGTGTGCCGCGCCTCTACGTGGTAGCCGATGCGTGCCCAGCCTTGTTGGACCAGGGCTGTTTCGCGTAGGGGTGGGCGGTTGTGGCAGCCGTATGTTGATTTCGTCATGCGCCCATCATATCGGCGCGGATTGGATGATTGGTCAATGACCATGCGGCGAAGTGGGTCATAGACATGTATGCATCCTGTGGATAACTTTTGTAACAGAAAGCATGTAACAAAAAAACACCGAAACAGAATCGCGCTGCAACGACATCGGAACTTCGGAACAATCCCTAAAGGGATTTTGTTCCGTTTAGTTCCGCTGAATCGCTGCTTTTGCCCATCGGAACAGTTCCGTAATAGTTCCGAAAAGTTCCGAAAGTTCCGCAAAACACGCCTGTTGATAAGTTGTGCATAACTTACTTCTTGCGCAACATCATCGCGCTAGATTGCACCTCGTCAATCACCACCCAACCGTGTTCATGTGACTGGATGATTTCGGCAAGCAAAAGCTCTGCGATGGGCTTGCTTGCTGCGCTTGGCTTGACGTAAACATCAGCCGAAGATGGCGACAGGCCCACCTTGCTGGTGAGGTATTGGCACATGGCAGAGCGGCTAAGATACGGCAGACCAATGCGTTCTTCTTGGCCTGATGCTGCCCAAGCGTTTTCAAACAGCTTTCGGTGCGATGTCAGCTTGGCGTCAATCTTCTCGGTTTTTTGAGCAGGAGCTTCCGACTCGATCACCACGGCAGATGTGACGGGCTGTCCGTCCTCATCAAACCATCCAGGAATCTGCACGGATTGGAGTGATACAAAAACAGTTTCTGACATCTCAGCATCTTTACTTTTGCGCTGGATGATCTGCATTGGTGCCCCATCCTTTGACGGAAGAATGCTGACCTCAATGTCTAAAGCGCCGCGCCATGCTGACGAACCACGGGCACGGTGTTGTGCTTCCTCGCTGACGCCAGTGTGGTGAACCAAAATGACGCTACAACCAAACTCGGTCATGATTCGGTTACAGGCGTCAATCATGGTTTTTGTGTCAAGCGGGCTATTTTCGTCACCGTCTAGGAAACGATGCAGAGTATCGACAACGACGAGCTTTGGCGTGTCTGACAGCTTGCGCAGTTGCTCTGCGACTTTTGTGTATCCTTCTGGCTTATTGAGGTCGCATCCATCCTTAGACAGCCACATGGATAAATGACCGGCGCTGTGGTGGCTTTTCCATGCAGCGATGCGCCCTCTCAATCCGTGATGACCTTCACCAGCAAGGTAAACGACGCTGCCCGGCTTGACTTTCAATCCGCACCATTCGCTCATCCCTGATGCCATGCGCAGGCACCAATCGAGCACGACGAATGTTTTCCCGCCTCCTGATGGGCCATGCACCATGATTAGCGCGTGATCTTGCACCCATCCTTTGACAAGCCACGAGATTGGAGCTGGCTGCGCTGAAAAGTCATCGGCATGGATGAGCCAGTCATTATCTGGTGCTGGCATAAGCCAGTCCCTTAAGTCAAATCCAGCCTGGGCATAATCATTTGCATCCCCAAAGATGGGCGGCATGACCATGCGTGCGCCGTACTTGGCTGAGGCTTGCTCTGCGTAGCGTTGGCCGACGCCTGATGCGTCGTTGTCTGCAACGATAACCACGTCTTGAGATTGACCGAACATCTCACGGATGGTTCCGGTAACTGGAACCAAGTTGCTGGCGCTGTAAGCCACGACAACGGGACGATTGGTTGCCTCATGGATGGTGGCGGCGGTAGCAAATCCCTCTGCGATGTATATGCTACCCGGCTCGTCCATCGTGCCGATCATCCAGAATTTGCCTCCAGTCTGCCCGCCTGGGTGATAGAGCTTGGCCCCATCGTGGGCGATGTATTGGAGTGTGGACAGTTGCCCATCTTGCCCATAGAGCGGCACAACCAGACGACCGTCACCCGTCACGCGAGCGCCATGTACTTTGATTCCCTTGCGCTGGAGGTATGGGTGCTCAGGGCTGGCCGCTTGTGCAGATGACCAGATTGTCTCTACGGTGTTGGAGGCAACTTCGTATTGTTTGGCTTGTTCTGCATCTCGCGCTGCTTTGGCCTCTGCCATGCGCCGAGCGTGCGCCATCTCTTCGGCTGGGGAGAGTTTGCGGCCAAGGTCTGCACGCCATGTCACCTCAACGCCTGCACGCCAGCAGCCAAACCGGCCAGCAGGCACGCCATCACCAAAGACCACATACCAGCCAGGTTTGTCGCCACCCTTGTTTCCGTTCCCCTTTGTGCCGGACTTGAAGCGGTGTAGCTTGCCATCTAGATGTATTTCCGTAGGAGGCTCAAGACCTGCGCTACGCATGGCATCTATCAGTTGTTCCTCTGGTGAGGTAACGCGCTTTTCTGGCGGCGGAGTCCACGCCCCCCCCAACACTTTCGATAGATCAGCCATTGACTTTGCCTTGCAAGTAGTTGGACAGGGCCACGACAACATCGTAACTAGGGTTCGTGTTCATACCATCCCGAATTCTCATCACGGTGTTGACGTGCAGGCCGGTAGACTGCGCCACCATCGCGGGGCGCCTGTCCTTCAGGGCATCCCTGATCTGATCTAGTGTCATCATCTTTTACACCTCACAATGTAGATTTGTTTCATTGACGTGTTGACATGGTACAGCAAAGCAGATAGAGTTACAACCAATGCGCAACCGGATAGGCCGAAAGCGCATCAACAAGGAGAGCCAAATGGCTATCAACATCAAGACGACAAAAGGACTGCACGCCAATGGCGTGAAGTGCCTTGTATATTCTCACGCTGGCGCTGGCAAGACTTCTCTGATCCCAACATTGCCAAGCCCTATTGCTCTGAGTGCAGAGGGTGGTTTGCTTTCGATTGCTGGCGCTGATGTGCCGTACATCGAAATCGCAACGATGGCTGATCTGATGGAGGCTTACACATGGCTGACCGAAAGCGCCGAAGCCAAGCCGTTTCAATCTGTGGCGCTGGACTCGATCAGCGAGATTGCTGAGGTGGTGCTGGCTGAAGAATTGCGCCGCAACAAGGACGGACGCGCAGCCTACGGCGAACTCAACACGGTTATGACGCAAATGATTCGCGCATTCCGTGACCTGCCTGGGCGCAATGTGTACTTCACCGCCAAATGCGAAAAGGTGCAGGACGAATCAGGCCGCATACTGTACGGCCCTATGATGCCGGGTAAGTCTCTGAGTCAAAACCTGGGGTACTTCTTTGACTTGGTGATGCCTTTGCGCGTTGACAAAGACGCAGAAGGCAACACGGTACGCGCACTCATGACGGATTCGGACGGTCTGTGGCAAGCAAAAAACCGGGCCGCTGGTCAGCTTGACATGTGGGAAGCGCCTGACCTGGGGGCGATCATTCGCAAGATTGGTGGTCATCAATGACACTTCATCTCCAATGGCTTGCAGCTAAAGAGGCTGAGAAACTTGCGGTTGAAAAGCGCCGACTGATTGAGGATGAGTTGGTTCAACAACTGAAAATCAATGCTGCTAATGAAGGTTCAACAACTCACGATCTGGACGGATACCAAGTCAAGGTGACATGCCGCATTGATCGAAAAGTTGATGCAGACATGGTGCAAGAGATTGCCGCCGAGCATGGTCTGTCTGAACACCTTTCCAGCCTTTTTCGCTGGAAACCTGAACTCAACATGTCGGCATGGAAAGCTGCCGACGAATCCATCACACGGCCATTGGCCGGTGCCATCACGGCCAAGCCTGGCCGTCCATCGTTCACCATCACTCACAAGGACTAATCATCATGGCATTCCTCCCACAAGCATTTGACGCCGCCGATCTGCCTCAATCGACGGGTAACTTTGAACCTCTGCCAGCCGGTTGGTATGACGTTGCCATCACTGGCGCAGAACTCAAGTCCACCAAGGACGGAAATGGTTCGTACATCAAGGTTCGCTACGATGTGACCGGCCCCACCCATCAAGGCCGTGTGGTGTTTGGCAACCTCAACATCCAAAACGCCAGCGCCAAGGCTGAAGAAATCGGACGCCAGCAGCTTGGCGAAATCATGCGGGCAATCGGGCTGAGCCGTGTTCAAGACACCGATCAGTTGATTGGCGGAAACCTGTCCATCAAGCTGGAGGTCAAGCCCGCAGACGGCCAGTATTCAGCCGGTAACGAGGTGCGCGGGTTCCGTGCGTTGGCTGGTGGTGCTGCAACCAAGCCACAAGCGGCATCCACCGCTACACAAGCGCCTGCCCGCGCTGCTCCTCCCTGGGCTAAGTAAGAAATAAAAAGCCCCGGTTGGTTGATACCTTCCGGGGCCAAAACGTACAAGGAGCAAGGAATGCGTATTCCCGAGCCAAACAATAGCATATCTGCGTTGATTGACAAGCATCACGAACGACAAGAACAAGGACAGCGCGGCCACCTTGGCGCTTCTTTGCTTGGTCATCCATGTGACCGCTACCTATGGCTGTCGTTTCGCTGGGCTGTAATCCCAAAGTTTCCGGGCCGCATCTTGCGCCTGTTCCGACGTGGGCATATGGAAGAAGCCACGCTTGTAAGCGACTTGCGGGCTATTGGCATTGACTTGCGCCACACCGGACGAGATCAAAAGCGCGTTGACTTCGGCGCTCACGTCTCAGGCTCGATTGATGCCATTGCCGAATCTGGCGTTCCTGAATCACCCAACAAACGCCACATTGTCGAATTCAAGACGCACAGCCTCAAGAGCTTTGCCGATCTTGAAAAGCATGGCGTTCAAAAGTCCAAGCCTCAGCACTACGCACAGATGCAGGTCTACATGGCGGGAACTGGCATTGATCGTGCTTTGTATGTGGCCGTTTGCAAGGATGACGACCGACTTCATACCGAGCGCATCCGATACGATGAAGAAGTGGCAAAGCGTCTGATTGAGCGAGGCCATCGCATCGCACTAGCTGAAAGGATGCCAGAGCCCATTTCGGCTGATCCGTCGTGGTATCAGTGTAAGTTCTGCGACGCAAAAGACTTGTGCCATTCAACCAAGCTGACGCAAGAGGTCAACTGCCGAACCTGTGCCCATTCGACGCCAACACCAGAGTCCAAGTGGCACTGCGCACGCTGGGACGATGCTATCCCTTTTGACAACCAGCAACGAGGCTGCGACTCGCACGCCTTACACCCTGACCTTGTGCCGTGGCCGATGGGCGAAAGTGACAAGGAATGGAGCGCCGTCTATGTTGTCAAAGGCTTGAACGTCATCAATGGCGAGGACGGCTACAAATCATCAGAGTTGATCGCCAATGCCGAGCTGTGCGCCTCTGGTGCTGCGGATGAGTGGAAGGATAAGTTTCCTGGGGCAAGGGTGGTGGGGTGATGCTACAATGTCAACGTTATCACAAATTCAAAGACGTTGACATTATGGGCAAACCAACCATAGACATGACAGGCCAAAAGATCAACAGATGGACTGTCATGCACCCTGCTGAAGTAGAGAAAAAATCAACAGCAAAGCATTGGATGTGCGTTTGCGATTGCGGGACTAAGAAAGTTGTAAGCGGCACAGCGCTACGAGCTGGCGTAAGCAAATCTTGCGGATGCCTCAAATCCGAAGTCATGGCGCTGCGCATGAAAGAGATGCGGTTAAACGAATCCGGAACATTGGAAGATCGTTTTTTTAGCAGATTCAAGAAACTTGAAAACGGGTGCTGGCAATGGCAAGCGCACGCAGACAAGGACGGATATGGCGTGCTGCCGGGCGACAAGCGGAATGTGAGAGCGCATCGTTTTTCATACGAGCATCACTTCGGCCCTATACCAGAAGGAATGTCTGTATGCCACAAGTGCGACAACCCAGGATGCGTGAACCCTGACCATCTATTTATTGGAAGCGCAAAAGACAATGCACAAGATGCGCTTTCAAAGCGGCGGCATTACATAGGCGCGAAAAACGGTCGTTCAAAAATCACTGAAGATCAGGCCAGATTCATCATTTCTTCCAACATGAACGGCCTAAGTTTGGCGGCTATGTTTGGCGTCCACAGGTCAACAATTAACAAAATCAAGAGGTCATCAACATGGCGGCATTTGCACTCAGACCCTACCAACAAAGAGCCATCGAACAGCTAATGGCATGGTTTGAACAAAACCCATCTGGCAATCCTTGTCTGTGTATGCCAGGCGGTTCTGGTAAGTCCGTTGTCATTGCTTCAATCGTCAAGGATGCCTTGCAGAACTGGCCTGAAACGCGGGTGCTGATGTTGGTTCATAACAAAAAGCTGATACAGCAGAATGCAGAAAAGTTGCGCGCCATGTGGCCTGGCGCGCCGCTTGGCATATATTCTGCTGGACTCAAAAAGAGACAGATTGGTGAGCCGATCACATACGCGGGAATTATGAGCGTAGGGAAGATAGCCAATAGGCTTGGTCATCAAGACCTCATCATTGTGGATGAGGCACATTGCATCTCCAATGAAGAGTCTGGAACATATCGCAAGCTGATTGCAGACTTGACTGCCATAAATCCAAACTTGAGGATAATTGGGCTTTCAGCAAGCCCTTATCGGGTAGGTCAAGGCATGTTGACTGATGGTGATTCCGCCATCTTCTCAGACATTCTTTACCCAGTAACGATTGAAGAATTGCTTTATCTCGGCGCATTATGCCCGCTTTCATCGAAGGCGACTCATCATAAGCTGGACAAATCAGGACTTCATACAAGACAAGGCGATTACATACCATCAGAGATGAATGAACGATTCAATACTGATGCGAATAATGTGGCGGTTGCAATGGAGGCAATCGCAAGGGCTGGTGATCGCAAGCATTGGATGGTGTTTTGTTCTGGCGTACAACATTCAATTGACTTTGCGGAATGCTTAACAAGCATGGGAGTTCCTGCTCATGCTATAACGACACAAGATAGCTCAGATGATGAGGACAGAAAACTCCATGAATTTGAGACTGGAGTGGTAAGAGCGCTTTGCAACTTTGGGAAGTACACGACAGGCTATGACTTTCCTGCGCTTGATTGCATTTTGTTCCTGAGAGCTACAAAAAGCCCAGGTCTGTATTTGCAATGCGCTGTGCGCGGCATGAGGCCGAATCCAGATAAGGAAAATTGCCTTGTCTTGGACTTTGCTGGCGTGGTGGCTGAAAATGGCCCCATCACAGCAGTCAAACCACCTAAGAAAGCGGGATCAGGCAATGGCGAAGCGCCAGTAAAGTTGTGCGATGAATGCGGGGAGTTGGTTCACCCAACTGTCAAAACATGCCCGGCTTGTGGGCATGAATTTCCGCCACCCAAAGAGAAGCATTACACGCTCCACAATGATGACATCATGGGCGTATCCGGCACTGAGATGGACGTGTCAGCCTGGACATGGCGCGTCAAAACATCGCGCACAACTGGCATCGAGATGCTGATGGTGAGCTACTATGCTGGCCTGACAGACATGCCCATCAAGGAGTACATCTGTATCAACCACGAAGGGTACGCCGGTCAGAAGGCCATGCGCTTGCTGGCTGAGATTTCGCGTCATGCTGGGGTTGACTC